GGGGTCCAACAATACATCGGTGCGGAGGTGCATCCGCGCTCTTGGTTGGGGGGCCTCGGGCGTGTCGGTTTCACGGCTGTTGCCGGGGGGTTCAACCCCGACGTGAGCGTCGGGAAGCACAAGCTCGCCGTGACGCCGCTTCGAGCGCGCGTGGAGGCGTTGATGGCGTCGGACGGTCTGAAGGCCTTTTCCGCACCGATGATGAAGTCGACTCTCGTCGTCAAGGCCGATCCCGATGACCCGATGAGGCAGGTGGTCGAGTGGGTTGACCCGTGCGCAGCGGCGGCTCGGGCTCGTGAACCGCCGGGTGGGAAGTTCGTCGATCCCCCGTCGATCCTTCAGTTGCTCGCGGTTGCCGACTATCTTTCAGCCTTCGGCGGTGACGTGCGCGGCGAGCGTGCGCACCGTTGGGAGCGTGAAGAGGTCGTCGGCGGGAACGAGTTGCGCCATGCGATGGACTTGAAGACCTCCGCGGGCCCATTTCTCCGTGGGCGGAAGGACGAGCATTACGATGGCCACGTGTTCTCAGCAGCATTCGAGGAGCGGTGGTCGACGTACATGTCGTTCTTTGGGGGGGGCGCTCTCCGTGAACTCCGTGGCCTGTACGCAGTCGCGAAGAAAAAGGTTGAGGGCCGCGATCAAGCGAAGACGGTCCTCGGCGCGACTCGCCTTTTCTTCGTGATGTGTTTCGCGTGGCTCGTGTTCGCGGCCTGCTGGCTTGGACCGGTCTACGAGCGGTGGCGTCGCGAGCCTCTCCACGTGAACGAGTCGGCGATTGGTGTCAACGCGACGTCACCTCTCGCCTGGGGGGCTTTTCGGGATTTCCTGTGGTGGACGGGCTCCAAGGTCGTCGGGGTTGTTCGCCACATCGACGAGGACTACAAGTGCTACGACGGGACCCGCCAAGCGTGGCGGGCGGCATGTGTCGCAGTCTTCGTGTGTAACCTTGCCATGGTGTACGGGTATTCGCGAGAGGACGCGGAGATCGCGGGCGCCATCGAGTACGCACACGCGCAGGCTGACATCAACGTCGACGGCGTCATACTCCATTCTGAGGGCGAGCAGCCGTCGGGAAAGGTGTACACGGCGGACTCGAATACGATCGACCATCAGATCCTTGACCGCGTCCTCGCGTTGATGCGGTGGGATCGGGATCACGGTGGTGTACTCGTCCGGCGGTTGACCGTCACGTCGGACCTGGCCGCGCTGTATGTCGACGCCCGTGCTCTCGGTTGGCCGGGGATGCGCGCCGTCGCACACCTGATCGGCTACGGAGATGACGGGGCGAAGGGCGTCCATCCCGATCACCAGGCCTGGTACACGTTTGAGACGATACGTGACGAGGCGGCGAGTTTGGGGCTGGTCGTCACGCCAGGTTCGAAGGCCGGGAACGAGACGGCGTTCATGGCGTTCGATCGCTTGTCGTTCCTGAAGCGGAAGTGGCGGACCATCGACGGGTTGGCGGTCGCTCCGATCGACTTGTCGTCGGTGGCGAAGTCACTGTTCATGGCGGATCGTGACTCGCCGATGGCGCCTGGCGAGCGTGATGCGGCGACCGTGGAGAACGCGGAGAGGGAGCTGCTGCTCCATGGTCGTGAGACGTTCGACCGGTGGATGAACGCTCTGGGGCCGTTTCCATTGGTCGAGGAGGGCTACGTCTGTCGCCCGCGCTTGCGCGGCTACGACTCGCTCTGGGCCGAGTACAAGCTCGGCGCCTACAAGACCTGGGACTCGGGGGGCCAGGCGGAACACGAGATTGGTGCGTGGACGCCGACGATGGGGCCGAGGCGCTCCATTGCCGTCGTGACGACCGCATCTGTGTTCCTCGCCGGTGCGTCCGCTGGTGGCTACCTCGCGAACCAGGCGTGGGGTCAGATGTGTGGAGTCGAGAGGCCAAGTGTCGTCGCCAGGGCGCGCGCGAGCGTTGACGCGCCGACATTGCCTGAGGTGGAGGCCACGCACCCCCCCCCGCCCGCGCGGGTCCGTGTAGGCTACACCGTGACGTCGGGCGACATGGGGTCGGCGACGCTCGAGCTCCTGCCTGCTGGTACGACGGACGTCGACGACACGACGGAGGAATCGGCCGTCGGGCGAGAAGTGGGAGTCGGTAGCTACGCGGACTGGCTCGCTCGGCCGGTCCTTCTGACGACGATCGCGCTCTCTTCGTCCACGACGGGCTCGAACATCAGCCCGATCGCGCTCTACATGGCTCTACCGACTGTCGCGCGCAAGCTGGCGGGTCATCGGTTCCTGCGTGGGACGCTCAACCTGATCATCCAGGTCCTCGGGACGCCGATGCACACGGGGATCTTGAAGTTCGGCGTTTGCCCGAGCGGCTACGCGCAGCGCGCGTTGACGTCTTACGCGAACGCTCAGATCTGGCAGCTCGAGGGCCCAGTTCTGCATGTGTGCGAGTCGCCCACGCGCATCCTGAAGATACCGATCTCGACGGCGTGTCCGTGGCTCGAGCTGGAGAACATCAGTGTGTTGGAGGACCAGGCGTTCGGCCTCAACGCTGTCCCGCAGCTGGAGTGGGCCGTGATGAAGGCGCTGGGCCACGTCTCACTCGCCACGGCGCCACCGGTGGCGATCACTCTCCGTGCGTTCCTGACCGACGTGAGCCTCGCGGCGCCTACGGGGTCGTACCTCTACACGGTGACGATGGGCGAGCAGATGCCCGCTGGCGTCGTCTCTCGACCTGCGACGATCGTGGCCAATGTTCTCGGGGCGATCGCGACCTTCCCGCTCTTTCGGCCGTTCGCAGGCCCCGCCGCGATGGTTGCGCGCGGCGTCGCTGGCTTGGCCGCGGCCTTGGGGTTTTCGAAGCCGCTCGACCGTGTTCCCTACTCACGCATGGTGCCCCAGTCTTTCCAGGACGGTCATCTGTACGCTGGGAAGGACTGGGTTCCGCCGAGCGCGGTCGATCCGAACATCGAAGCTGCCATGGATGGGCTCCCCATTGCGATGGGGAGGGAGGACCAGCTCGCGATCTTGCCCTTCTGTAGGCGCTGGGGGATCGTCGCTGGCTCTTCCGCCACGGCGACGGAGTGGCCGTCGACTGCCGCTGCGGGCACGGTCCTGCTCTCGTGCCCGGTCGCGC